ATTCAATGTTAGCCGTGTATTTAGTACCATGAATAAACGTTGGGCGAATAATCGTACCTGTATCATGTTTCTTTATCACGGCTAACGGATTAGGAATATTTACCACAACAGTATTAGTCAAATAATTTATGCTAATCACTTGAAATTCATACGAACCAATTGTTATTAAACGCCCAACTTTTAACCACTTAATCGAACACAATACAAGCGTATAAGTATCAACATCTGAAACAACAGATTTAACCTTTACTGTATTGTCGATATACGGCAATAAATCGTAACGCAAAACATCAACTATATCCTTACTCATATCGAATAGTTAATTAGTATTTTTTGACCTTTGAAAGTTGGGTATGTACTAAAATTCTCATAGATGTACTGTTGAATAGCTTTTGACCACTTTACAGAGTCGTTGTATCTGTTGTAAATCTCTGAAATATTTGTTGTACTTGTTCCCGTTTCAACTTTAACCTGAATAGCTCCATTTGTTTGTGAAGGTTGCAATCTAGCTTCTGTAACAGCGCTCCAATAAATAAACCCTAACAAAATATTCTTTAATCCTTTAGACTCAAATAACTGCTCGTTACAAGTAGAATTAAAAGCAAGTTCATTAAAGATTACTAAAAATTCGGGAGATGTCGGAACACCCCCCGTTAAATCAGTAATCAATAAATCACCAAGTTCAACACCTAGAATATTATAAATGTAACTTTTCTCATACAAATCAATAACATCATCAATAGTACTCACATTGTGAGGGTTCTTCGCTAATAAATAACGACCTGTGAAATCTGCAACATTTACAATTAATCCCATTTGTTAATCTTCTTTTGGTTCTTTATTACTTTCTTTTTTTGAACTAACTAATTTTACAGCTTTATTTTTAATACAAGCATCAGCAGTTGTATTATTCATTTTAAGCTTCTCTCCTTTTGAGTAATTACCAAACTTTTCGATAATAACCTCTACTTCTACTATAGTACTCATAATTTTAAAAATTAATCTGTAATAGCTGTTTTAATAGTTGCAATGTCATCGTAAATAAATGCTTGCTCGTCTAATTTCTTAACGAAAGCATGGAAACGAGATTCACCTACCATTGTAAATTGATTAGTAATAAATTGGTCATTAATCCAGCCTAATTTTACGGTGTAAGAAACATAGTTAGTAACGTTGTATTTGCTCATATCAGCTACAAATATTTTTCCCGAAGGAATATCCATAAAAGGAATAATTGTAACACCACCAATAACAACTTGATTAAACAAAGAAGCTGAAGGATATAACGGCAATCCGTTTGCATCTTTTGCAGAAACTAAGTTAATAAAGAAATCATTTGGTGAAATCATGACTAAGCTAGGCATGTATGGAATTTCATCTACAAAGTTGTGAGTTGTGTAAATGTCAGTAATACAAGCGTTAACAACATCCATAAAGTTTGGAGTTACAACAGAGTTTGCTAATGCTCCTGCTGAGAATAAACGACCATAAACAGTAGCTCCTTTTGGATTTGGTGCAGTTCCGTTACCAAATAAAATTCCGTTTTGACGTTTTAAATCATGTTTAGCACGTAAATAATTAGTAGCTATTGAACGTAAATTAGGAATGTCTTGAACTGATTCAGTTGTTAAAACCATGTGAGCCGCTACCTTAACTGGTTGAGCATAACGAGTTTCAAATTTTAAATCAATTTGAGGTTTTTCTCCTTTTTCAGCTACAAATGAATAATTACCATCTTTTGGTAAAGATTCAGTGTAAGCATACACAGCTTGTGTAGTTGGAATTGTATTAATCAATCCATCTACAATAGAACCTCTTAAGTTCACATTTGAAGGCGGAGCAACTTGAACGCCTGTTAATGCTGGTGCTGGACTTGGTAAAGTTGCACTTGCTGTAGAGACTGCATCAACAGCTTTAATTTCAAATTCAATGTGACCTGAACCAGCTGAATGAATTTCTTTAATTTTAGATTCGTTTTCTTGAATCCAATTATTTACTTTAGTTTCAACAGTTTCAATCCCAAAACTAGAACCTTTAACCTCTAAAACAGATTTCATTCTTAGACCAAATAATTCTTGCTCTTTAATGATTTCCTTTAAAGTGTTTTGTAAGCTTTCTACATCTTCTTTAGATGCGTTGTTTTTGTTAGCTTCTGCGATTTGCTTTTCAATTTCTTCTTTTCGCAAATTAGCTTCATGTTCTGACTTTTGAGTGCAGTAAGTTTGGTACTCAGTAGCGCTCATTTTGTCGATTTCTTCTTGTGTTTTTTCTACAAACATTTTAATAAATTTTTAGTTAATAATGTAACCTTCTTCTTTTTTGAGTGTCGTTTGACGGCTCGTTTTTATTTTCATCCTGAGTGTCATTCAACGGCTCATTCTTACTTTCTAGTGTTGGTGTAGCGTAGTTGCTACCTTTCACAACTGCACTACCTTCGATTAGTTTTAATTCAGTAACTGCCCAAAAATATCCTTTTGAATCAGCTACATCGTTATTAACTACCATTGGATAGTATTTGTCCCAGTTTTCTTTTTCGGTAGTGTACATTGATTCCTCTGAATTGATACACATTACAATCTTAACGTAACGCATTCCGATTGAATGATTTCTTACATATCCTTTCATGTATTGATTAAACATGTATTCGTTACGTGCTTTATTGATTGGTGTTTCAAATATCAAAGCTTCTGTACTGCCTTCGAATTGTGGAAAACCCAAAGACTTCCATGTCATGCTTTGTGCGTATGCTTTCAATCCATCATCTACATTTGTAGCGATAATTTTATCAAAGCACATTTCATGCTCTTGTAATAATGGTAAATAGTTAATTTCAGATAAAGTCTTTTTGAAACAACCTTTGATGTGAACGTCTAAATGTGAATCAAGTAAATTAGTTGTGTTAATAACTAACTTTCTTTTAATCGATTCATTTGTATCTGTATTCGGTTCGTCTTCTGATTTAGTCGTATCAGTTTTAACAAACGGATTAGTAGAAACTAGAAAAGAATCAGATTTTTTAACGTTATTCGTTTTTTCAGCAATAATCAAAGACTTATTCTGAAACATCCATTGAACTTCTTCTTCTTTGGATTTAAAAATTGGCGCTTCAATCATTTCTTAACGATTTTAGCCGATTTAACAATTTTATTCTTTGCGTTTTTAACCGCTTCAATTTCCGCTTGTGTAGGTTTTTGTCCTTCCATAATGCAAAATAACCGTTTATAAATCACAAATATAAACTTTTTTCTATAAATTTGACAAAATATTGAAAATTATGGGTTTAATTCAGTTTGGCAAGTTTAAGTACCAATGGGGAGGTCAAGGAAACGATAGATTTACTAGAACGCCAAATAATTGGGTAAATAGATTATTTGGAAGTAACAACGATAAAGAACAATGGATTACGGTTGTAGGTAAAGAAGCTGAGATTTACAACACAACATCCGAAGTGAAAATCGTTTTTGACCGTTTCGCTTCCATGTTTTCGAACGGAATTTATCAAGAACTTGATGCAAAAGGTGAAGTAGTTGAAAATTCTGAAATCGTTAAAAGGTTACTAAATCCAAATGTTTTATTGAATGGTAAATCTTTTATGCAAGAGTGCGCTTTGCATTATTTAATTTTCGGTAATCGCATAACATACACAAATTATGGAAGTTCTATGTCGGAAGTTCCAACAGCTTTATGGAATTTACCCGCAGATAGAATTAAAATGATTTTAACAGGCTTAATCTATGAGCAAATTGATATTGATGGGATTATCAAAGAATATTATTTAGACTACGATAACAACGGAACAGAACAACGTAAAACGTGGCAACCTAGTGAGATTATACACCATAAAAATATTGACCCGTTAAATCCATTGAAAGGTAAATCTGTTCTTGAATCGCTTCACATGGATATTTCAAACATAAGAGCGTCAAAAGGTTTTCAAAATGTTTTGTTGACTAAAAAGGGGGCTGTTGGTTTTTATTCAAGTGGTCGAACTGATGGTCAAGGTAATAATTTACCAATGAATGAAGATGATAAAATTGCACTAGGAAAACAAGAAACAAACGAATACGGTATTTTCGACAGCCAAAGTGCTATTAAATTCACTAGCTTTGATGTTAAATGGAATCCAACAAGTTTTCCTGTTAAAGATATGATGACCTTTGAAACTATTTCAGAAGGTATGAAGCGAATTATCGATTCAGTTCAATTAAATGATAATATTTTCAGTAAGGAAAAATCAAAGGTTCAAGCGAATTTACAAGAAGGTTTGAAAATGGCTTATCAAGATGCTATCATTCCATTTTCAAATGATTACTGTAATAACTTTAGTCAAGGATTGAGATTAAAAGAAGGTCATAGAATAGCTTTGAGTTATGACCATATTTCAGCACTTCAAAAAGATGATAAAACAGAAAATGAAGTAAAAGAAATTAAAGCGAGAGCTGTAAAAACTTACTTTGATGCTGGATATTCTAAAGAACAAGCGTTAAAACTTGTTGAAGAAACTGTTTAGCAATACAAATGAATGAAATATGAGTAAACGCTTTCAGCTAATCCTGTGAGAGTGTCTAAAGCATCATCATGTTTGTATTTTCCATCCTTTGTAACTTTGAATAGTTCTGAATACCAATTATCATACTCAATACCTATTGATTTTTTAGGCAAAACGAAGTTATCAATTATAAACTTCTTATTACTTACCATTCGAGTAATTTTATTTGATGTATTTTTAATTGCGTAAATCTCAGTAGATTTATTTACTAAAGGTCTAAGCAATTGAATATACATTGAACCACCCATATTCGATTCGATTACTACTGAATTAGGATTATTTTTATTTAGAATATCCGCTGTTAATTGTGTATTTATCTCAGTACCTTCTTTAGTAAATAATACATCTAAAACATACCATTTCTTTTCAAACAGTCCAGCAACAACACAACAATGCGAATCTGTACCCGTATCAGCAATATCCACAAACGAATGTTTAGCCTCGAATTTATCAGGCAATAAGTCATAGTAAGCGAAATCTTCACGTTGGTAAATCATACCTTCACGCTTAGTAGCGTTCTGCATGTACTGAGTTTCAAATACGTGTGAAGTTTTCGGACTTGTTCTAAGTTCGTTAATTGAATCTAAATTAAACTTCTGCTCCCAAAGTGGCACACCATCACTTGAAATGATTGGATAAACCATGAATTTAGCCTTTTTGGAATCTTTAAAATGTTCCATAAACTCGGCTGTTACATCGGTTACACCCGCCCTTTGTTGTATGTTTATTATTGGTGTATCTTGTGAGTTTTTACGACTTAATACCGTGTTAAAAACAGTTCGCGAAACCTTTTCGTTAATTGCGTTTTCTTCTTGTGCATCATCTGTTTTGTTTAAGTCATCTAGTATAATTGCACCTTCGAAAGTTCGAATATCATTTAAAGTATCTTCATTTAATTGACCAGCACCAAAACCAGTAATTTGACCAAATATAGTAGCCGTTTTCAATCCACCTCCTGATTCAGTACGCCACAAGTTTTTGGAGTTTAAATCTTTTTTCAATCGAACTCCGTACATAATGTAAAAATACGGATGTGTTACTATGTCTCGAATAGATACTGATACTTGCGCTCTTAATTCATCAGATGCTGTAATATACAGCCAGTTAGATGTTGGATTCATTCCAATCCCACGAGCAATAAAATTAACTGCAGAAATTTCAGTCTTTGAAAACCTTGGAGGAATATTAATATTTAGTAGTTCAAGTTGGTAGCTTTCAATTTTATCTAATTCATCACAAATTTCTTCATGATGCCAATTGACTATAAACTTTTGATTCTTTAGAACACGAAACCAAAAACGAGTAGAATACAACAATGAAGCATCACATTTAACGCGTGCAATTGCTAACTGTTCTCTTGTAAGATTGTTGTAATCTATCATACATCATCTAATGAATCAGATGCTTTTTTAAGTTCTTCTTGTGTGAGTGGGTTTAAGTTTAAATCTTTGCCATTTGTTGTAATATCATTCGATTCTTTTAAACCTAATGTTCTAGCAATAATATTCTCTTTAAATGCTCCAACCGTAGCACCTTCCCATTGTTGTTTATGTATAATTAACTCAACTTCGTTTATGACCCGTAAAAAATCGTCACTCGCTTTCTTTTTAAATTCCTTTAACCAAGTATCAGAACAACCAATATAAAGAAACCAACCGGCAAGAGAATAAGGTCTTTGAGTTGGTACTGTTTCAATAGAAGTTCCTGAAAATTCACCTTTGTCGAATGATGATGTTTTTGTTTTTTCCCATGGGTTTTCGTCACACCATTGGAAGTATTCAAAAGCACTTTCTAAAAGCAATTCAGGTGAAGCGAAAAGCTTATCTCTTCCGTGCTTACTTCTAAGTTTCCACCATTGGTTTCCTTCTTGAAAAGCCATACAAATTTATTGAGTTAATACAACGACTGCAACGATTGAGCCGACAATTACTACTACTGCTACTGCAACTAAGAAAGCTATCATAATTTTAATTTTTAGTTTTACCAAAAGTAATTAAAATAAATGAAACAAAAAAAACTTTCATTTTAAGACACTGTTTTCAAATTAGCAAATGCAATAATAATATTTTTAAGTCCTGAATTTTTAAAGTCAATTGAAATCATGTTGTTTTCAAATCCTAAAACTATACCTTGCCCTAAATGATTTTCAACAATGTCACCAATTGAAAAAGATTGCTCAACTTTAATTTCATTATCTTCTTTTTTAATCTTAGCAATAGAAATATTTTTTTTCTCTACAATATCAACTTGAATAGTTGTGAAAGCTCGTTTTCCAGTTAATGAATGGTCAGATACTCTAATTTCTTTACCTTCACTAGATGTAAAGTAAAAAGATGCCCCATTTGTATAACAAGAATTTTTGAAAGTAAAATTTGAGTAACCCAATTCAATTAATCTTGCTTCTGCAATTTCTCTAGTGTATTTAGTGTTTGAAGTAAAAAAATCTTTGTTGAACATATCCTTTGTTTTTAATTATATTCAAATATAGGGTTTATTTTTCAATAATTCGAATTTTTCCGAATTAAATTTAATAAATTATGATGAGTGGTTTTGAAATAAGATGAACGGTAAAACAAAAAAAGCACCGATTAAAGTGCTTTCGTAATTGGTTAATCAATATCCTCTATCGATACATAAGCGATGTGTTCATCTCTAATGTCGTCCTTAATTTGATTCTGTTCATCTTCTGCTAAATCTGCCCATTTAACATTTTCATCAAATCCATAATCAGTTAAATTTATAGTCTGATTAATGTTTAGTTCTATTTTTAATTTTACTTTCATAACTTTTATTTATTAAACCACGTATCCCATTCATTTAGCGTTATTTTCTGCATTTTGTCGGAGTTATCTTCCCAACCACGAATAGAAATCCAATCGTAACCGTTAAATTTTCTCGAACCTGAAAAACCGTATTTTGAGTGAATAAAATCAATTCTTGTATTAATTTTTTTTAAAAACCACTCCTTAAACGT